CGTAGTTAACCGAGTATTAGAACTATATACAGCACCATAATGGCAAAACCAGGACTCTATGCTAACATCCACGCTAAGCGCAAGCGTATCGCTGCGGGTAGTGGAGAGAAGATGAGGAAACCCGGAAGTAAGGGAGCTCCTACAGCTAAGCAATTCACACAAGCTGCTAAGACAGCTAAGAAGAAATAAAAGATGGCTAAATCACCAGCTTGGACTCGCAAAGAAGGTAAGGATCCTAAGGGAGGACTTAATGCTAAAGGTGTAGCATCCTACCGTAGAGCTAATCCTGGGTCTAAACTACAGACTGCAGTCACTACTAAACCCAGTAAGATCAAAGCTGGAAGCAAAGATGCTAAGAGACGCAAGTCATTCTGTAGTAGGATGAAGGGTATGAAAGCTAAGCTCACCTCAGCTAAGACAGCGAATGATCCTAATAGCAGGATCAATAAGTCTCTGCGTAAATGGAATTGCTAACTTTAATATTATAAAACCATGGCAGAAAAAAAGTGGATCCAAAAAGCTATCAAGCGTCCAGGTGCTTTTACCAAGAAAGCCAAAGCTGCTGGTAAATCTGTGGCTGGGTATGCTAAATCTGTATTAGCAGAAGGTAGTAAAGCTAGTACCCGCACTAAGCGTCAAGCAGCACTTGCTCAAACATTATCTAAAATGCGTAAAAAGAAATAATCATGTCACTAAACAAAGGAAAAACTAAAGCTAAACCTGCTAAGAAACCGGCTAAGAAAACTACAGCAGCCACTGCTGGCATCCCCAAGCGTGGGGTAATGAACCGTCGTAAGTACAACGAAGCTATCTCAGGAGATACAATGAGCAACTATGCTATGTACAAAGCTGGTGGTAAGGTAAAGAAGTACCAAGCTGGTAAGCAAGTAGCAGATAGTACTGGAATTTATGCTCAGAAAACCAGAGAGGCTCTTAGCAAAATGTCTCCCAAAAATCCTGGATCTGAAGAAGCTTATGACAAAGCAAAACAGAATCAGATAGATTATGAGAACCGCAAGAACATGAGTAACTTTAAACTACCTCTAACAGCTCCGCGTAGTGTAAATAGAGCTGGAGGTACTACTCGTAAGTACAAGAGTGGCGGATCTACTTTCCCTGACCTCACTGGTGATGGTAAGGTAACTCGTGCAGATGTCCTCAAAGGTAGAGGTGTCTTCAAGAAAGGTGGTTCTGCTAAAAAGAAGAAATAACATGAAGATTACACCAAACTTTACACTAAAGGAGCTCACCGAGTCTCCCACTGCTACCAAACTTGGCATCGATAATACTCCTACTCCCGAACATCTGGAGAATATGAAGCGTGTATGCGAGAAGATCTTGGAACCTGCTCGAGCACACTTTGGAAAACCAGTGACGGTGAATAGTTGCTACAGAGGACCTGCTCTTAATAAAGCTATCGGTGGGAGTACTACCTCGCAGCATATGAACGGTGAAGCTGTTGATTTTGAAATCACTGGAGTTACTAATAAAATCCTCGCTGATTGGGTATCTGAGAATGTAGAATTCGACCAGGTTATCCTGGAGTTCTATAACCCAGCTGAAGGAGCTAACTCTGGATGGGTACATGCTTCAGTCAAGAAGACTGGTAACCGCAAGCAGAAGCTGGTAGCTCTGAAAGATGGTAGCAAGACTGTATATAAACCTGTAACTGATTTCGATCCGACCAATGAGTACGACAAATACTGATAAACTAATTAATTTCTTAGGTAGTCTTTTGGTGTTAGCTGTGGCTATTGGCATCTTTATGATGCTGATGAGCACAGAGATGCCATCCACTAATCGTGAACTATTGATTGCATTTGTTTCTGTTCTATTTGGTGCAATGTCTGGATCCCTTAAGAAGATTACCGGGGATGAATCTCTTATGTTAGATGAGCTTTCTCGAAAGAACAAGGAGTTAGAAGAAAAAATTAAACAATTAGAATCTAGTCATGAGTAGGTTTGGAGTAGTAATCATTGTCATTGCTGTACTTGGAATGATGATTGGTATGGCTGGTAAGGTTATGGAGTTCCAAGACAATAGCACAATTAAAAAAATTGAGCACCAGGTTACTCTAGATAGCCTAACTGCAGTCAGATTTGAAGAGGCTTTACAAAACGATAGCATGATGCTTCTGCAAATAGAAAGTCAGAAAGCAGAGATTGAAGTACTAAAGTCTCAGTTAAACAACATAAAATATAAGCTAAGCGTATTAGCTGACATTAACTCTAACCAATAAAACTTAAAACAATGGGAATGACCAAAGGAAAAGCTGGCATGGGCACAGGAGAAAACGCTCAGTACATGAAAAAAGGTGGCAAAGCAGGTGCTAAGAAGATGATGTCTGGTGGCACCGGTTACAAGAAAGGTGGTATGACTAAATCTAAAAAGAAATAAGCATGAAAAAGATGGGTAAAATGGGAACTGGCGGAGCTGCTGGTAAAATCCAAGTTAAAGGACCTAATGCTCCTGCTAAAGCCACACCTATGAAAAAAGGTGGCATGAAGAAAAGTAAAATGAAAAAAGGTATGTAATCATGGGAAAGACTGGAAAACTCAACAATCCAAATCCCGCAGCTCAGGTACAGAAAGTACCTGGTAGCAAGGGTACCTATGTAGGACTGAATGCTAAGGTATCAGTACAAACTGTACCTGGTAGCAAAGGTGTAATGGTAAATAATAATCCTGCTGCTAAGGTTTATCCTTGTCACGTAGGAGAGCATTGATTACCTTTGCACTACTTGCTCTGCAAGGTTAGGTTATTGGAGATAAGAGCTACTCGAAAGAGTGGCTCTTATTCTTTATAGCTACTATACCACATCTCTTCACTACCATGCCATGTGGTAGTAGTGTAGGTGTTAGTGTCTGCGCTAAGGTTTACGCTGACACTCAGTGGTCCATCGTAAGGAGGCATGACCGATAGAGGTTTGTTCATCTGATCAACCTCCACCATAACCTGATCTTGGTCTACTGTAATTCTCAATACTAATTCAATTGTCTTTTTCATGACTTTGTGGATCCGGTGGGAATTGAACCCACGTCCAGATATGTGTTAATAAGCAACGATACACAGGTTTAGGGGCACTAGGAGAATGACTCCACCACCTAATTTTTAGGGAACTAGGAAACCACGGGGCACTTTAGTCGTGTAGTTACTACGCTGCTACAAGCTCATCAATAGATACAAAGTTCATTGCATCTTCGAAAGTAAAGGTTGACTCATTGCCATTTGTAGTGTTATTAGGATTTTTAAGTGCTTCCAACTAGCACTACCTGCATTGTTTACCAATCTCCATCCTGTCGATTCCTGTCGGACCCAGTTTTTGATTAACCAGGGAGGTGTTATCCCCCCTGGTATTTGTTATATAAGCTTGTTGAAGCCGAGTATTACTGGCGGTGCAGACTCTTGCGAGTCCTCTTCCAGTTCTGCCTCGCACCATGATGAGAGCAAAGATAATGAAGCTTTGTTCTTATCGTCTTTTTTAATGAAATAAGCTGAAGTCATGCAGTACTTATAGTCCCCGTTGTGTGATTCGATATACTTTCTTGTAGCACCAAAGATATTCTCCCAAGTATACTCAGGGTAGGTCTTCATAAACCAAGCCATGCGCTGCTCAAGGTCTGACACACTGTTTCTAACCAGCTTACCTGCAACTTTAGAGGTGGGAAACAGATCTCGATAAGCTAGGAGATTCTCTGTAAAGTCACCCCCAAGTCTAGCGTCAGACACTTTCTTCTTTTCTTTGGAGAATATCTTATCAACCTCCAGCATGAACAACTCCGCTTCACTTGTGAGCTGTAGACTTGCTGTTAACATTCCCAGCAGCTGCAATCTTTTTACCTCTGTTGCCTCTGCTATTGGCAGCTCTAGCTTTAGATTCAACTCGAGACAGTAGAGTAGATACAAGCTGTTGGGGGTTATGTCTTTTGTTTTTAGTAGGTGGAATAATTCCCTCATTTTGTAAACGTGTTAATAGGTTTATGTATTTGTTTCTGTAATCTCTTGACTCACAATGACTTGCGTGTCTTTTAACATAGTAGATCATCGTGGCATGGTTTACACCAAAGAACGATGCTAATCTAGTGTAGGTAATCTTAAAGTTATTAAGGATAATGACGCAAGTGGCTGCTACTATATCGGTTTTTCTAGTGCTGAACTTGCGGTTCTTTGTCTTATAGTCTATAAGCTCATATTTACCATAGTAGATAAGGTTTGCCTCCTTCATAATAGTTTCAATATAGTCTGACCTGTTCTCATCAGACCATATTATATCAAATCGTTCTGGGCTGGTCGGGTCTTGGAACATCTCATATGAGACCTTTTTGTACCAATCTCTAAAGGTCAGATGATTCCTTAGAGCAGATTCTGGTATACAAATGTTGTCTGTCATTTGGATTTTATGTGTTTTTTGGTTAAATTCTTAGTGTATTGTATATCTATCTATTACTCGACTTATGACTCCACGACCTGTTGAAAAAGACAAGGTAATCTCTGCCTTAAAAGAGTGGCTAACTCCAACACTGATTAGTATAGTAGGTGTAATGCTGTGGACTGAGCTTACAGAACTTAGGGCAGATGTAAAGACCCTACTAATGAAGACCAGTGCTACTGAAGCAAAGTTAGCAATGTTAGAAAAAGAAGTGGATTATCTTAGAAATAATAGCAATGTCCAACGCAACGAGCCCACCATCAGATTCCCCTATGAGCGAGCAACCCCCAAAAAAGAGGATGGACCTAAAGTGCCTAGCCCAGAAGGGTCTGATAAAGAACGTATTTAAGTCCCTGATTACAACTGTACTAGGAATTGTTATTATCTTAGGGTCGTTATTCTCTAGTGTTATTATGGAGAATGAGTGGTCTGACTCTGTTTGGGGTATTGCAGTGGGAGTTGGATTATTGTTTGCACCTGATGAGATTATAACAAAGCTTAAAAAGTTTATAAAATGAGGTTTATCCTAGGTTTTCTCCTACTCCTTGCTGTTAGTATTGGTTGCAATCCAGTCAAAAAGGTTCTCAATGATCCTGCAAAGATGAATGAAGTTGCTACTGAAATGATCCGTCGTGGATATTGTAGCAATGACACCACCATTATTACACAAGTGACCGACACTTTCTTTCTTAAGATTGAAGAGCGGGTGGACACTGTAATCATTGGGGATGGTATCTGCAGCTTTGACACTACTTTGTCTTCAGGCACTAGAATTAAGTATGGTAATGGATTCTTGTTAATCAATGAGAAAATCAGGTATAAAAACCGAGTAATTACCAATAGGGTAGACAACTATATTAGAGATACTAAGTTCGAGGATATTCTTAAGAAGGATATTGAAATCTACAAAGACTCTGTACTCGAGCTTAAGACAATCATTAAAGAACACTCCATGCAAATGGAGTATCTAAATGGTAAATTAAACAAGACCAACTGGTATTTGATTCTTGCTCTTGTTGTTATTGGTATAAGTTTGCTCATGCGTGTATATAAATTCTTCAAACCGTTATCATAATGGCTGCCAATACCATTAATGTTACCAATCAAACTCAGCTTCAGACTGCGTTAAGTAGTGCTGCTAATCAGCCTATTACCTTTATCAATATCACCAACGATTTAATCCAAATCAATGCTCCTTTGAGCTTACCCAAGACGCTCTTTGCTCCGGGGAAGACACTGGTGATTAATGGTAATGGTGCGACTATTCAACCTATCGGTGGTGCTCTGAACACTCTAATGGAGAGACTGCCTGTAAATCAGGGAGAAGCTACCGGATCGATGGACAGTTGCAAGTTTATTATTAAGGATCTCACCTTTAATGGTAAGACTGGAGTAGGTACAGGTATTGACTTGGGAGCATCCACAGGCTCAGTAATTGAAAACTGCACTTTTAAGTCACTTGCTAATGGGGTGATTGCTAGATTCTGCAGACTTACTAGAATCATCAACTGTGTTGCTAATAATGTAGGTGGTGTAGCATTCCAGATAGACAAAGGAAACTGGGCAGGATCAACCACCTCAAACTCTCAGTCAGGATACTGTCGTATAGAGCAATGCAGGATTGTATATGGTAGTGGTTCATACGCTGGCATAGCTGTGTATGCTTCTGGTGGAGTAGAAATCAATCAGTGTATTATGGAAGGGGGTTCTACGCAGTACCACATCTTCTATGATAGCTATAACAACAACAGTGTCCGTAGCTTCTTTGTCAATAATCTGCAGTTCAATATCCCAGCTACAGTTACAGCAATGAAGCTTAAGCTTGGTTCTGGTTATGCAAAGGTCAACGGTATACAAACAGATATGGATATGACATTGATGTCTGCAGAAGCAGGTGCATCATTCTCGCATTTGTACGTAGAGAACATTCCGTTCCTAAGTTCAGGCACCAGATTCGAAACTGTTGGTGCTAGTGTAGTGTGGAGTTTTAATGAAGTATACCAAGGTGATCAGATATTTAGTACGTCACGCTGGAACAATGGGGTTGTCCCCTACTATAGATACTCTGAGTACTTCAATCAGAGCAAAGCAATCATCACTGACTCAATGAAGGTTAATAACAACACAATATCCTAAAACATGGCATTCTACAAGTATTTCTGGGATCTAGCAAGCAGCACCACCTTTGCAGATCATACCGTTGGATCATTTGATAACAACACCACAAGCGGTGGAGGAGACTTCAAGTGGGTTTCCAATGCAAACAATACACTTATCAATAATATTCCTGGTGTTAGGATTAAACCTAATACAAGTAACAATGGATATTGGTTGCGTGTAAGCGAGGGTCCAGTCTGTGTAGATTGGTTTGGTCCGCAAAATACACCAAATGCTCCATACACTTTCTTGCAGCTAGGTGTTTCCCAAAATACCTTGAACAACAGATATGGTGTTGGTTTTGTAAATACAAGCGATACATATGATACAGCAGCTGTTAAGTATGCTATGTATTATATGGGTGCATTTGCTAGTGAAAATAGTTTACAGTTTGAGCCTAAGCTCTATTGGCTGACTAAGAGTATTGATCTGCCCAAGACTAACACAAGTGCTTCAGGTCTTCCTGGAGTAGGTGGTCAAGGTAAGTTTATCATTGACGGTAATGGTGCTACAATCAGTACATATGGTACAAGCGCACCCTTTGATGTGTTTAGAAGAATTCCTGCTAGTCAGACTGAAGCAAATACTCTGATCAACTATAGCATTGTTTTTAAGAACTTCAGTGCTACTAGCTGGGGTGCAAGCTGGGTGAACTCAGGATATAGCTTCTTGTTCCTTGGTGCAAGCTCCAATGCTGTGGTAGATAACATTAACATCGTTAACTACGACATTGGTATTCGGATGGAGTATTGTCCCAATGCTACAGTAAAGAACATATTTACCAGCAATGTCAAAACACGTTCAGTGTATATCAAGTCTGGTAGCTGGTTTGGTGCTAGTTTGACTAACTCCAATAGTAACAACGTAGCTGTTTATCAAGTACAGGTAGAGGACTCAAACAGCCAAACCGCTGCTCTGTCTTTTGCTGGAGTAAACAATGCTGTGGTTAGCCAGTTCTGGTTGAAAGGTCTGGGTACACCCGACTACGGTATTTGGTGGGATAGCTTGGACAACAATGAGGCGTACAACTTGCGCATAATGGATACGTATATCACCACTGACACAGCAGTAGCAGGCTTGTACATGAAAATGCAGGATGGTGGTATGGCTATTGTAGACGGATTGTATAATGAATCTGTGCAGACAGTAGTAGCTACAGAAATGTACTCAGGTACTGGAGATATTTACTTCTCTAATTCTACAGTGTGGCCCGCTGGATCAAAGATGTCTAATGTAGGTACAGTGAAGTGGGATTTCAAAGCTGTAAACCTCGGACCTGGCATTACCACTACTGCGGATATCATTAATCCACTTAATAACCTATGGGTTACTGCTGGTCCTCCTACTATCCCATCAGCAGGTGATGTAATCTTCCAACCAGCTGGAGCTGCTCCTCCTTGTTTCTGCACTTTGCAGAATGTGATTGACAACAATCACGATATGCTAAATGGTATCATTACTATTGGTACTCTAGCAGGTGATGGTAACACAGGAACTCCTGAAGTAATTGGAATTGGTGGTGAAGCTGCTCGCAACAACACAGGTGACTATGTAATTGGAGTAGGTTACTTAGCTGCAAAAGGAAATACAGGTGATAATGTAACCGCAGTAGGTGCCGGAGCTGCTGGAAATAATACAGGAGACTATGTTGCTGCTTTTGATAATGCCTGTACAGGTAATACTGGAAACTATGTTGTAGGTATAGGTTTTCAAGCCTCAGATGGTAACTCAGGCAATAACGTAGTTGGTATTGGATATGAAGCTGCAAATAACAATAGTGGATTAAATGTTACAGCTGTTGGAAATCAAGCAGGTAAAGGCAATACTCAAGATGGTAACACTTTTATTGGTAACACTGCAGGTATAACTAACACTGGTCTTGGTGTTACTGCTATTGGTAATACAGCAGGTAAAGACAATGTTGGTGATTACTGCACATTTGTTGGTGAGGGCGCAGGATATGAACAAACTGGTGTTAGTACTATAACAGCAATAGGAGTCTCAGCTGCGTTCCAAAATTCAGGAACAGAAGTAACTGCTCTTGGTGATGCTGCAGCTTATTCTAATACAGGCGACAGAGTAATTGCTATAGGTGCATCTGCAGGAACATCAAACGTAGGAGACGATGTGCTTGTATTTGGACATGTCACTCCTTTGGTGACCAATACACTTAATAATGTAACAATGATTAAAAGTGATTTTATCCCATCATTTGCAAACTTTGCTGCAGCAACTGCTGTTATTAACGCAGGAACTGCTGCTCCAGGGTTTACATACTTGTATCATGATCAAGCTACAAATTCTATTGGAGCTGTGAGAATACCATAAACCCGTTCTGTTGACGGTGATTGTGTTTCATTGTGGCAAAGAAGAGCCTGGGTCTAATTACCCAGGCTTCTTTGTTTTCGTAGCAATGCTATACGCAGGTGCACTAGATATCCTATTAAGTCTTGCAGAGTATCCTCAGTAAGGTCTGTTATACCTTTATTCTGAATGCGTCTTAGCTTATCGTTTATCCTAGCTTGGATGCCCACCACCGGATCCACCTGGAATAGGGGACCCGGTTGGTGTACAGCATCACCGTAAGCAGCATTCTTATCTAACAGCAGGTTCTTCAGAGCTTCACACTCGAATATAATCAGCTCTGCAGTACTACAATCCTCAATACGTTTTTCCATGTAGTCTACTTCTGGTAGCATTGTACTTCATTTTGGCTGCAATATGCCACTCAATATCAATATCAAGACCACCACATAGATCAAGAATACGAATAATTGAATCAGCCATTTCGTCTTGGAAACTATCTTTGACCATAACAGCGAAATGCTCTTTAAATTCTTCATCGTTCATTTCAGACATTGCTTGTTTAACCATAGGATCTAGCAATTTGATCTGTCCTGTAGCGCGATGGGTTTCCAATCCTTCAGCTAGTTCAGTCACAATAAGCATCAGAGCTTCTCCAATGTTGCGCTCTTGATCCCAGAATCCTTTGTCTTTAGCATTCTGATAAATTTTGTCTCTTAGTTCATTCAGTGTCATCTGTATAGAGTTTAGTTAAGTCGTATCCCAGTTCTTCAATCCGATCTTCAGAGAGATACCCAATGAAATACTTCTTGTTTTGTCCGTTAAGTACTAGCTTCAAGAGTTCGTCAATAGCACTGACATCTCCGTCTCTTACGTCTAGTTGAATTTGTTCAATAACTTGGTCAATCAGTTTTTCGTCCATGTTAGAATAATCTGAGTTGATCCATACTGCTCAAAGGGTTTATCTACAAATCTATTAAATACTTGCTGGACCCACCTACCGGATTCCAGCTGTATTTCCCTACCATCGGGGTGACACTTGAACAGCTTTACACCTTTATGAGAGATATAATAACGAACCAGCTTTTGTAGCTTCTCGTCTTTGTAATCTCCGTTTAGGATGTAACGCTGAACAAAGTGCCAGCTACCTTTGATTTTGACACCAGCACAGTAATCGAAAATGTTTTGATTGGTTTTAAGATAGTCCTCCGGTTTGATTCCATGTACAAAGTACTGATATAGAGCTTTGGTTACTACAAGAAAGCTTTTGTTCTTGTGTAGAGCTAGACCCTTCCACTCGAAAGTACCTTTACATTTAGGTTCTTTCTTAGGATCAGTGTAGATTGCAATGTAGTTGTTTACGTCCCGGATGATCATTTTCTGGTAAGTATCCACTTCTAGCTGCAATGAGGTTAGCTCTTCCCATTGTTTGCATATCCTGTCAAAGTCTGGCTGCCTAGGCCTGGGTATTCTGAACTCCAGACCGTCGGTATTTTGCATGATAGGTTCTGCATCAGGTATTTCCAGCATCACCATTTCATAGAGCATGCTGAGCAACAACTGACCATTCACTGTAATGCGAAAGGTTAGCTCTGGATCATACAAGAAGCTGTGCTTGTTCTGGCTGAGACCGTAGGTACTATTTAGTACGATCTTAAACAGATAGTTCAGCGGGTTCTTCTTGTCATACTTCTTACGCTCCTCAAAGAACCACTCGTAAAGCTGACAGAAGTGATCCTTGGGTAGATGCTCTGGACTCCATTTGTTGCGGATAGCCAGGTTAGGATAGAAGCTAGTAACATCTGCAGTCACTATAAGATGTGTATCACTAGACTCATATGTCCCCGAGCTTGCACAACCATGGATACCACCCAGTGCATAGACTGTCTTGACTCCATAGGCTGACATTACATGTTGGGGTCCTTTGATCTTACCTTCGCTAGGATCTATATCGAGCACCAAACTCTTGAACCATCCTAGTGTATTAGCAAAAGGAACAGTCTTGAATTTGACCAGAGGTAATATCAGATCCTTGATTGGAACAGAGTGTCTTACTGTCCTCAGATCCTGAATCGCTTTTTTGTCTACACCCAGCTTCTGCGATAAAAAGTGGAGAAACATTTTTTTGCTGATCTTAGGTTCTGAAGCGCTGTACAGGTTAAGCCCGTACTCCTTGCTTAGTTTCGCTCTAAGACTAATCTGCTTTTTCATATCCTCCTGTAGAAAGATTGCTTTAGTACTTTCTACATCGTTAATACAATAGCTGACTATCTTCTTGAGTGTGTCCATACCAGTCACTGGTTTGTCATGTGGGTGAGGCATCTCTTCCACATTATACCAATCCATGCTGTACTGAATCCACTTCAATGAGCTACGTTTAGCATCGCTATCCCAGTGATTGAGCTTGAATATGTCAAGCTGGGGTATGCTAAACTTCCATTCCGGGTAATCCATAAACTCACCCCCGAAAGACTTACTTATTACTGACTGACTATAATCATGTATAGACTTAGCTATATCTTGCGCAGACAATAGTTTTAATTCTTTTTTGTTTGCTAATATATATTCGATAATCTGTGCATCGAATGCTATATTGTTGTAACCGAACAGCCAACACTTATCTTTCTTGCACTGAGCTAAGAACTTAAGTAAGTCGTCAAAGTCATTCTTAAGAGGGTGTACTATAAAGATTCTCCGAGTATTATCCTTGTAAGACTCAAAGACCCCGATGAAACAATTCACCAGGGTCTCTAAGTCATATACCCAATGTTTTACCATTAGACAATTTTGGGTGGTTCGATTACTTGTGTAGTTACGTATTGATTGATATCAAAGTCGTCAGCATTGACTGCAAACATTTTTACAAATGCGCGCATATCATCTACATCATCAATGTAGTATTCATACCAAGACTCGATAGCTCTGCGCTCTTCAGCGTAGTTCTTACCATTCTCACGAGCTACTTTGGTGTATTGGATATCACCTTTATCAGTAAACTTGGGTACAAGCTGAAAGCTTTCTTTCTTTTCCTTACTGATTACAGCAAGAATCTTCTCTTGAGGATCGTAGATTGCCTCGTTGTAAGGTGAGTTAAGACTGATGGGGATCAGCTTGAAAGTCTTCGCTTGATTCCACTTTGTGCGAATCAGCATCATTGATTTTTCCATAGGGTTTGATTTTAAGGGTTTCTGAGTCGAGATTTGGTTTGTCGCATAGCTCACCAGTGTGACGAATGTGAGATTCGTCTACATCGAGAAGCCTACTGTATACAGGTACATATCTGTCAGGGAATAGAAAAGACTCCATGTATGCCCACTCAGGTGAGCTATAACCATAGAACTCTCTGATTCTACCTTTGAGAATTTTGCTGAGCTTGCTGTATTGACCAAATAATACCTTTTGATAGTCATCAGACATTAAACTTAGATCAAAGCTAACTGCAAGGAGTTCCTCGTCTATCTCGTGATACTCATTAAAGAACTTGTTCTTCATAATTGTATTGAGTAGATAAGAGTCCCATGCTTTCTCGTCATCTCTGACATAATAAGTGAGAATCAACTTCTGATCTGTGATGCTGAATATACCCTCCCATGCCATGTAACTCTGAATAGGAGCATATATACTATCTTTTTTGATACCAATTAGCGGATACAAAAAGCTTTTACTTTTCTGAAAATACTTACCGTATAGTTTTTTCAGTTTTTGTGTCATAGAGTGAACTCTTTGTAGTCTGAGCATAGTGCTTCCAAAGGAAGACTAAAGTCTCGATTAATAAAATGATATTGCGCCATAGTCAATGCATCATCAGTCATCTCAGTAAACTTTGTCATAGTAACATCGCTTACTTTGAAAGGAGCAATGTGCAGGTAAGGATCGATGACAATAAACCTGAATTCTACAGGATAATCAACACCAAAAGTTGTCTGCTTGATGCTATTGACAATCTTATAATAGATTGCAGCTTGCATCCAGTACTTGTAGTATTCAATCGAGTCATTGAAACTACTAAGAGCTTTAGAAGTCTTCTTCAAGTCATTGACTCTAATCACCTTAAAACGGTGATCAATGACAATGTTGTCGATAATACCTCTGAGTCCAAAGGTATAGTCTTGATCAAAACTTGCTACTTCAAGCTCATTAAAGATTTTCACATCATCGCGTCCGTTGTGACCCATCAGTTCACGAATGTGAGTTTTGCTCATAATCTCCTCTCTGACCTTTAGACTAAAGTCTACCATCTGTTTTTCTACCACAGTCTTATTTTCTGACTGCAATAAGAAATCTAAGTAAGCTAGGTTCTTTTCGACTAAGACTTTGTCAATCCGTTGAGCATCTGTTTTCAGAGTCTGGTATAGATTCTCATCTTTGAGAATATCAATTATAGCATTTTGCACATCTTCGATATTCTCCATTAGAGTACCTCTGTCTATAATCTCAGGGTAAACTTCTTTGAGATGAGTCCTAAGACGATCCATAACTCGTTTAGGATTCTCACTAGGAAAGGAATCTGGTAGCACTACAAACTCGTCCTCAAAACGCTCCGGAGTCAGTAGCATACAATGTATCAGTCTACCTTCAGCAGCTGCTTTGTCTGTGGTATCCTCGCGTTGCTTGAGGATATAGTGTTGATAGAACGCACCGGGACTATACACTAGTTTGTTTAGTCCTGAGTAGGACATCATAAATGGCTGAGAAAAGAACTCTTCTTCCAAGCCTAGTCTGTCAGTCAGACTAAGGTCGTAAATGTTTAATGGTTTCATCACTGATTGTATAAGAGTCACAGAACGATTCAAGGACCGCAATGTATACTCCAGGATTACTCTTGTCATAGCTCCAATAAGAACCATTGACATAGAGAGGAACAGGTAGAATCTCGTCTACATTGTCATCTTCAATCCAACCAGCTTTTGTCATCTCGTCTTGAATAGTCTGAGCAGGATTTATAAAGTCCCACTTATGTCTACTACCTCTTACGAAATGCAATCCTATAGTAATAGGTTTGGACTTAACAGCAAGCTCTGCTTTGAACGCAGGCTTATGCATCATCCAGTATGCTGCAGTTAGTTTACGATACTTCTGTGTTGCTTTGCTGGCTATAAACAAGCCAGAACGAGTCATTATTCTACTGTTCTTACTGGAGGGTACAGCTCCTGGTATGAAGAATATTCCTTTCATTATAACATCGACCTGACCAGGTCTCTTACTGTCTTTGCACCATGATCCTTGACACTATCGCTAATGTCCTTACTCAGATTGATGTGCAAATATGGAAGTCCGTAGTTAGCATTATACTTCTGCATCATTTGGATTCCGGTCTGATCGTTGTCAAATATAGTGTACTTTTTAGGATAAGCGTTAATCCAGTGGATTATGCTGTCAATATTGCTAATCTCACTAGAGGGGGCAATGTAATCACCTTCTATCTTCAAAGATTTGAGAGTCATGATATCCTTGAGACTACTGCATATAAATAATGCAGACTTACCTTGGATTTGATCCCATCCTTGCAGATAGTTAGGCATGATGTTGAAGAACTTTTTATCAGGATTAGCGGGCTGGTAGATTTTGTAGAGCTCTCCATTAGCGGTGAAGTAACCATATACCAGCTGTCCATTGATAGTAAAATACTGATTACCATCTCTTTGCATAGTATATTTGGCTAAAGGTTTAACATTATACTCCTCTAGTAAACTAGAACCTATATTGTAGGGAGACCAGAATCCCACGTCTATCTTATTCCAGTTGCGTACCTCATAGTCAGCCATTTCCCATTTAGAGTAAATGACTTGTACTTGTTCTTCTACTAACCTACCTGTTTTAGTAACGTAGTGCTGATAGTCACTGGAGATTCTTTTGATTGCATCGTCATAGGATAGATTGTACAGATACATTACTAAGCTAATCGCATTTCCTGTAAGACCTGTGCTAAAGCATTTGAACCAGTAGTTTTTGTAATGGCTGCTGATGTAGATGTTAAAGCTTGGGTTTTTGTCATTAGGATTAAATACGCTTTTAAGCTTAACAGCCTGTCCTGTGAGCTTTGTATCAAGCTTGAGATAGTATTCAAAGATCCAAGCTGAAGAGATGTTTGTTATATCATATGCTGCTTCTTTGGCTGAGAACATGATTAGTCAGTCAATAGTGTTTTTTTAATAAAGTCGTCGTAGTCGTCTTTTATGATAATACCCATACCACTCTTAAAGTAGATGTGAGTATTCTCATACTGTAGTTCGTCGTTAATGCTAGGTCTTACTACAGCAACCTCTGATAGATCAAAGATTACTTTACACCAACCTTCTTCATCGTTATCGCTGTTAACGATTGCCATCTGGGTTTGATACTTGTTAGTCATAAGACTAAAATAAATAGGGGAGATACTATGATCTCCCCTACCCATGACAACAATATTAACAACTATTACTCCAAATCTAGGTCTGTGCCAGCATCCCTACCAGAGAATGAACCGACGGATTCAGCTGGTTTCTTCTTCTTAATGTGTTGACTCTCATCAAACTTCATAAGTTTTGAAGAAGCTTTACCCTCGGTATAGAGCTCATAACCAGATTTACCTTTTTCAGGTTTAACAATGAATAATCTGTACTGTGTATAACCCGCTTTGTTCTCATACTCTGAGCCACCAATGCAAAAGTGAATCCAGCGGTCTTTGTTAATCAAAAATGGTTTGCAGTTATCAATGAATTCTTGAATGGACTCACCTTTAACATCATTGTCGATCATAGCTTGAGTTACACCAAGCTCTTTAGCAAAGTTCCACACCCATCTAAAAATCATCTCTTCTTTGGTAGTGGTCTTACCTTCTTTATTGGTGTAGTCCGTATAAGCATATTGTTGAGTCTGCACTCGTGCAAATTGACCTGCATAGTTACCCAGCTCGGGCATATCCTTATCGATAAGCAAACCTTCGAATCCTTCACCAAGAGCTTGAGTCTCGATGCTAAGAACAAGGTTAAAAGCATTTACATCATAAGGTGGAACATCAAGCTTAACGTCCAAAATACGAGCAACCACGTTGCTGGGTAGAATTACTTTAGATGGTCCAGCATTAGAACTCATCATTTTGTCTGCTTCTTTACTGCTAAATGTGAATGACATTTGATTTTAGTTTAGAGTTAGTCAATGTATACTTTATTCCAGTGAGAGACTACGCCTGATTCGGTAATCTCAGAGACAACAATTTCCTGGTTGCGCAGATGTTCAGGTCTGGCACCACAGGAAACCTCGTCGTTAGTTTTGAAACTAAGGATGTTCTTGTCACCCTTACGGTAAAGATAGCCAATTGCATCAGAATTACTGGCGGTTATGCGCTTAATTTTACCTGTGAGATCTAAATCCAAGCTATTAAACTCATTACCAGCTTTTTCCAGTATGGTGTCTTTTACGTGACCCATTAGGATAATCCGAGGAGCAAGAGTGCGGATAAAATCCAACACCTTATTGTATGCTGTCCTCAGCCATTGATATCCTGCACCTTGGGGCATATTGATAATAGTACCATACTTAGGCTTACCTTCTGTGAACCAGTTCTTACCTACGCTTGTCTGAGAGTAGATCTGCTCAGCGTATGCAATACAGAACTCTTCCATAGCAGTGACGGTATCAATCGCAATATACCGATAAGGATGATTTGCTTCCTTGATTGCTTTACCAATTGCTTTTAACGTATCTAAGCTATCTACCTTTAGCTTGATAGCATCTACATAGTCAGAACCATCCTCAAAATCCAGGATAAGACATCCTTCCAGCTGAGATAACAGTGTAGTCTTACCTACTTTGGGTTTACTGAAGATGATTAGTTCTTTAGGAGACTTAGTGGATGCTTTTATCGGACTAAGTGGTAGCTCAATTTTTACTTCTGCTGACATTGATGCGCTTGATTATCTCGTTAATTTCAGGTTTGTCACTTACAGGATAGCAATGGAGAATAGCAATGAAGTCTTTTACAGTCATACTGCTAAAATTCTCATCCCAGCTTTCTACATCCGGACTTGGAATCTCTAAGTCCAATAGACCAGTTCCAGTACCTACCTTGGGTGCTTTTGTGGGTTTTGCTTTCTTAGGTTCAAATCCTTCTTTGTAGGATAGTTCTTTGAAGTCTGCTACAGGAACAGCATATGGTCCGTAAGTATGCAGATTCAAATGCTCGTACACATCAGCATAGTTCTCTATTTTAGGAAGAGTGTACAGCTGAGGCTCAATACATACCTTACCTTCTAGATCAATGTACTCTGAGTAGTCTTCATTGAATATAATGAAGATGTTAGTACCCTTGAACTCATAGTCATTCAGTAGAAATGTCCTAAACTTGGTAAGGTTCTTGGTAACAGTAAGCTTAGCTGCAGCCTCTTCAGTCATGGAGTAACCCATAGACTTAAGCTTCTCTACTACAGGCTTAAGACTTCGCTCTTTAGCAAGAGCCCAAGGCTTCTTCTCTGTTTTTTCTTCCATTTTGAAAGTAATCATGATAGTTAAGATTAAAGTTGAAGAATGTTACTTCTAGCAAAGTCTGCTTTAAACATTGTTAGACAGGGTTCTCCTGATCTCACTTTCAGGAAGTGGACAGCTAGGGAGTTGATGTCCACAGGAATTCCCTTACGATACCGCTCGTCCTCATGGAAGGAGTTGGGTGGTCCGTACAATGTAATACCATACTTTGCAGGTCTGTTAATACCAATAAGTATATCAGTGAACTGCAGCATAGCATCTGCACCGAAAACATCGCTGTCTTTAACAAAGTTGCCAATGCTTGCATTTTTTACTCGCTCGACGGTTTCTATCTCTCTGTTAAGCTGACTCAACACGATAAAAATCACCGGCAATTGTCTTCTGGTCTCAGCTAACATGTAGCCCAGATTGTAAAGAATGTCTTTGTTCTCCTTCTCACTAGCACTTTTCCTAAGCAAAAGACTATGATCTACGGTAATGATCATCTTCTTCTCCTTAGCCTCGTAGAACTGATAGATTTTCTCTCTCATCTTATCCACAGTCAGAGGTCTTTCCCAAGTATAAATCTCTCTATACTTGTTGTCTTGACAGTACTTGTGAGCAGCAGCTAAGTCTTCATCTGTTACACTTCCTGCTACACTGGTAAGTCTACGTACATTGATACCAGTATGCCCGCTGATTTCTCTAAGAGCAATGTTTCGAGCTAACATCTCGAACTGGAAATCTACTACACAGAACTCACTAGCTTGTTCTGGGTTAAGTCTGAATGCCTCCCTAGCAATCATACTTCCAATAAGCGTTTTACCGCTACCAGGGCGACCAGCAATTACAGTCAGGCTATTCCATTCTAGACCGTTCATGCTGACCTCATTGAATTTTTCCCATGGAGTCCTGATACTCCTGATTTCACCCGTTCTGCGCTTTTCAGCGTAATCTAAAGCTTGAGAATATGCTTCAGACACATGGATGAACCCTAGTTCTTTTGGACTCTTCTTTGTCATAAGGTGTAAATATAAGAATAAAAGTTAAACTTTCAAAGTTTACCATAAGATTTTAAACTTCTTATAGTCAACCAGTTGTTGATTTACTTTATTGAATACATCACTGCAGTCCCAATGAGTGACCTTTTGATAGGCTGCAAATGCAGGGTGAGTACAGCTAAATACCGCATGATGATCTCCAATCATACCTTCAAATTCCCTAGCTTGCTTACCCATAAGAGCCCAGATAAGACTTGACTGCTTGAAGTTAAGCATGTCTATGAGGTACTCCATAAAGGGTTTCCACTGCTCTGTATGCTTTCCTACCTTAGTTAGCTCTGTAGTAAGGGTGCTGTTTAGTAGTAAGACACCTTGCTTAGACCAGCGTTCTAGGTCGCATTTCTCAGGGAAATCTACTTTGGCTCTATCCTGTTCAGGCACTGTAGTATCAATGGCTTTTAGCATATAGCGTAGACTAGCTTCTGCTTTTAGGGTGTTGCCACAACTAAATGCTATACCATCTGCTACTAGTGGCTGAGGGTAGGGATCTTGACCGATGATAATCACCTTGGTTTGACTCACAGGACATAACTCAAAGGCTCGAAACAACTGCTTCAGTGCAGGTGTAAATCGTCTACCTTCTTGATTCTCAGTGATTAAGAACTCTACTAGCTTGGTAAAATCATTAGACTTTAGAAATCCTCGGAGGAACTCTGCCCATCCTGAAGGTTCTAACTTTTCGATTAATTTCAGCTGAATTTGTTCTGGACTTAATGTTTTTGCTGTAACTTCGCTCATAAATCTCTAAAGTTTAAACTATGAGTAAGACATTCATGGATGTATTTAAGCGGGATGCTCAAATCACCGTACCATTTACCACAGACGACGTGGCAGCTCTTCAGTCAATCTTACTGCGTCATCTAGCAGGTGAAGTTAGATTGGATAACCCATCGTGGGATGCAATCACAGATCTCTGTACTAGAATCGATCAGTGTGCTAAGGATCAGCACCAGACTGTATCAAAGGAGGTAGAGTTCTAATGGAAGCAAAGCAGAAACCTGGACCTTTGAGTCATGTCAACATTGACCCTCATGCAGAACTAGACGTATTTATTGATGATAAGGTATTTACCATCAATATGTCGGGGTTCTTTGCAAAGAGACTACAAGCAGTGGGTGATTGGCTGCTAAAATCCCAACCATCAGAGAAGGTCTTGGTCGCTTATAATCAGATTATAGAGAAACCAGACGAATCTCCCACAGACTTGTTTGCATACAACATTCAGACATTCTTGATGTTAATGCAAGCAGTTGACAAAGCAGCTCTTGAGCAGGGAGCTACTAAGAAGATGACCTATGCTGAGATACAAGAATCAGTAAAGGATGCAACCGAACTCGACTCCGATCTGGATACAGGACTCGATAGCCATTCCTAATTGATCCTTGCTGCAGTCAGCAAAGCTCTTGACAATCTCTATCGGGTTACCACTACTGTCCTTGGACTTAACGGTAAGACCCGCTTTTCTTTTTACTTCCAGCTTTACGTCCTCAAACTCATTACCTGTGCAATGAGCCAGCTCTCGTATTAGAGCATGGACTTTAGCTAATTGTACCAAACTGTGGTCATCTTTAATGACCTCGAACATTGCACTTAACCTCATTCCAGGCTTCAGTGTTAGAAGGAGTCGATTGAACTTCTGTAGTTCTTTATCGCTCCTGGGACTCATAACCCCTTTTTCGTCTACCAGGTACTCAATAATGGTATACATCTCGATATTGGATTTTAGTACGGTCAAAGTCTTCCAGCGCTTTGTCTACCCACTTGACATCGATTGTTGCTGGATATCGTAATACGTGCACTGTAGCTACCTCGTCAGGATTTAGTCTTAGTACCCTACCAATACGTTGAGCAGACTTGCGCTCATTACCGTAGGAGTGTAGGATAATAGCATTCTTCAGACCCGGTATATTGACTCCTTCGCTAAGCTGCAGCACACAGCTCAAACGATTGATTTTACCTTGTTTAAATAGCTCTAGATTCTCTTCACTGTCGGGATTTGTACTATGATAGCTATGGTTAGCCATTCGTTCCGCTTGCTCTTTGGTGTTACAGAAGATGATGCACTTGTCTTCTATATCCTTTAGCAGGGAAGTAGCATACCGCTCTTTTGTCTGATACTCCATAATCGCTCGCATCCTAGCAATCCTACAGAATTGCTCATCAGCGGGGGATTTGGCATTAGATATACGATTGCACCAGTACTGGTAGTTTTCATGCTCGCTGGTCTTGAATACCTTGCTTGCAGTCTTTACTACATGTGTATTAAGCTTACTGAGGTTGACTGAGTGTACGACTATTCTATAGTCGTTAAGAATATGATCATCGACAGCAGCATCAGTGAGGTAATGATAACGAATAGGGCAGAACTTTCCAACCATTTCGCCCTTTTCGCTCTTTTCGTATCTGGGTGGTGTACCAGTAAGTCCCAGTATGCTATTCGCATAAGAATTAAGCCAAAGCAAATGAGTGAACAACAGGCTATGACACTCGTCAAGATAAAGGACATCGTACTCTAGAGATTGTTTTTGTAGGCTAAGATAAGTGGTTATTGTAACTCTATCCTTTAAGTACCCTAAGTTGAACTTATCCATATCGTCAAACCAACTGTTGAATATAGAACGCTTAGGTGCTACTACCAGGAATTTAGCATCTGCATTAATTTCTTTGAGATACCATTCCATGTGCTTTAGTCCAATATAGGTTTTACCTACACCCATGGAGATAGCCAGACCGCAGCGCTTGTGCTGTTTAGCTACTTCTAAAGCTTGTTCTTGAATAGTATCTCTCCTTGATCCTAATGGAGAGATAGTTGTCATATGTCTAATTGTATTGCTGATTCTTCATTCCAACGCTTTACCAGGTCTTCCCAATACCCATTCTCAAAATTGTAGCGATTAACTACTTCTACCAGCTCAGGGAATCCCATAGCTAACTTCGTTCTGTTGTTGATGTCCAGAGCGAATATTGCATCAATCAAGGCAGTCATACCACTACCTGCTAATTGTAGTCTATACATGCAGAATAGTTTTTCTGCGTTAGTCAGCATCAGCATCTTGTATTCTTGAGCTAGAAAACCCCAATTCTTTTGCTTTAGCAGGGTTCAGTTCAATCCACTGATGACAGCTCCTGCATACTGCAAGCCAAGTTACTTGATTCAAGTAATGTTTGCTACGTCCAGATTTGTGATGTATATCAGTGCTATTAGTAGTACATCCATCCAATTTTGCAGAGCAATAAGGATGACTTGTCAAAAACTGTTGTCTTAATACGGAGTAGGCTTGATCCAATACTCCACGCTTGGGTGACTTCTTAGGTAACACTTTGGACTGTTGGGGGAATTTAGTAGGAGATTTTTTGTACCAGCAGTCTTTGCAATACTTCTCCCCACCACTATTTTTCCAAATAGCTTTCATTTCCCCACAACCAGAGCACTGTTTGGGTTTAGTAATCATTCATCAAAGGCTTCAGCGTCGAGGTCTGAAAGCGTATCTACTTCAGCATCAGATTCATCTTCATCATCATCGTCTTCTTCAATCTTAGCTTCTCCATATAATAGGACGCTAGATTGAAATGGGTTGATAAGCTCATCACCCCAATTAAGAGACATAAGATATTCAAAGTCCTCATCAGTCATTCGTAGATACACTTCCAGGGAAACCTCAACGGATTTTCCGTTTGGAAGGTTGATAATCATTATGATACACAGAGATACATATAGACTACCAAGCTACCAATTATTAAATCTAAACTTTTCAAAGTTACAAAAAACATAGGACTATATCACTACAGTTCTACATTATCTATAGTCAGATCACCGTTTAGATTGACATCAATTTTAGTTCCGACCTTAACCTGCCACATCTCCAACTTCATTCCTTTCACATAATCTTTGGCATTGGGTATAAAACCACAATCTTCATTGACGTGCTGCTCGCCTAATACTCTAACAGGTACTTCTTTGGTAACACCTCCAGCAAGTATAATAGGGATTGATATCCCAAACTTCTGTTCGCACTCAAAGATACCTTCAGCATGGTGCCTGAATGCCCGATGTCTTACATCAGGCACCCAAGCTTTTGTCTCATCGAACCAATTGTGAATGTGGACATATTGTTGCCATGTTCCACCGTGCTTACGAGCACTGGACATAGCATGATGCATAGGTGTGGCCATTGTTAGAAGGGTAATGAATCCTTTGTAGGTAGACTTAGCACATCAATATCTAAATCTATAGTTTGGTCTTCACGTTGTTCATAGTTGTAGTGCTGCCATTTGAACGTAGTAGGACTTATTACAAATACACCGCGACCACCTTCATCGTTATAAAATCCACCTTCTGATCCTTGAATGACTTTCCAGATTTGTTCATCGTATTCTGCATTTGCAGTACTTAAGTAAACTCTACGACACATTACATAACCGCTTCCATTCCATCTTTTATAATCTAGACCTTCCTTTAATACTTTTGGATCATCACTATCTGCTGGAACAGTAACAGATATGTTGTCAGTTTGACCGGAATCCCCACCTCCACTATATTCTATAGACATGTACAGACTATTGTTATACTGAAATTCTGCATCCACTAGTAATTGCATAGACATTTCCCATAGTGCATACTGCTCTGCAGGAAGCTGTTCTCGCATTTGTTTAGAATAGTTATTAAACAGACCCTCATCAACATCCTCAGAAGTCATCTCCATCATAATCTCCTCAGCAGATTCTTCTTTTATCGACTCAACAATTAGTTCCTCTGCAATCTCAATAGTTTCAGGAGGATCAGGTAGTTTTTCTACATGCTCCGGATAGAACATTTCTTGCCAGTTTGAGTAGAACCCTCTTAAGAACATAGTACCGCGCTCTGTTTTACTCTTGTGATCATACAAGGTAATTTTACTATTAGTAAGATCTAGGTAATACAGTTCTTTCACTACATCTGGGTCCGCTTCGTCCATGTCAAGATATTTACGAGCATTGATCATAGAATGTAAGAGCTCATCAAAGCTTGAATATACTTTACCTTTACCCATAGACAGACTAGGAGATCTTGCTATAAGTCTTTGTATACCGTTTTTGTATTTGTCTAACGCAACTAGAATCTCTCTGGCTGAGTCCACTTCTGATACAGTAGACAGCACCGATGGAATCAAGACTGTAGTTACAAATCCGTTTGGGAATAATACTGTTAGTCCTCTTAATCTAATCGACATAACTTAATAGAGTTAAAGCCCCCGATAATCTGGGGGCTTATGGTTACAGCGTTACTTTTTCTTTAATCATTGTGTTAATCTTCTTCTTGAGGAAGTTGACAAACTCACGCGGGAATGTGTCTACATCATCCATATCAATTACTGTCTTAAACATATCACTACTATGATATCCTCCGATAGTAACTTGGATTACCTGAAAACCCATTTGCTCAATAGAATTAGCCATTTTGCGAACGTGTTTACGTGCAGAATCACCATGGTAGTCATTTGCATGTGGAGAACCGTCGCTAATTACTATGAACACACCATTGCTAGGAGTAAATCCTCTCACTCGTTTTGCAGCAGCAATCATCGCACTACCATCACGATTCTCATATTTACCGCTAATGTGACCGAGCTGATGACTATTGTGCACACCAGGTTCTTTGTAAATCAACAGCTGTGTAGAACCATTACCGCTTGGCTTTTTACTAAAACCATACCTCCTAAAGTCGCAATCAGAACCAAGGTCTGCAGTATGACCATAAATGAATAACTCAACATCTGGTACATTCTTTAGAGCCTCATTTAAGAAGATAGCGGATTGTCGAGCAGCATCTGCTTTTGTATCATGCATACTACCACTCTCGTCAACAAGGATGGTAACACAGAGTTTGTTGGTTTTTACTTCACCGATGCGCTCATAGATAGTAGGTACACCTTGCTTAGCTTCAGCCAGTTTACCAGTATCTAGACGACCACTGCGCATAGACTTCAGATGGAACTGATAATCTCTGCTTTTACGACGCAGTAAAGAACCAAGAACATTGGCTGCAGTAATGTCTATATTATCTACTGCTTCTGCATAAGCTTTTTCAGATTTTGTTGTTGGAGCTATGGTAATGTAATCTACCTTGGTAATTGCTTTAAGAGAACATTCCTCATCAGCTTTAATACACTCCATAAACTCTGTGAAAGAGCTACTTGCGTCTGTTTCACCATCTCCGTCTATACCGTCAACATGGTCAAACAAACTAGATGCAAAGTCTCTAATCTCATCGGATTTGGACGCTCGACTTTTGCTCTTTTTTGATGACTCATCTTCTGGTTCATCTCCTTCATCCCCGTCATCACTACTGTCTTTATCATCTTTGGGTGGAATTTCCTCAATGTATTTCTCAAGAATTGTAGTGATTTTCTTAGATGTTTTAATCATGCCAGAGAAGTCATCAGGGATACCGCCTGTGCTTTGAATAACAGTCTTGATTTCATTGATAGGATCTTTGAACTTCTCAAGCTCTTCCTCTGTAATCTTATCAGGATAGCGAATGATACGATCAAATAATTCTATCAAATGCTCATTGTCATTCTTAGGCACAGGTCTACTGCTATAAGCATGATCCTTGTATTTCTGTACGAATCTCAGATAACCAGGAGTTTCCTTAGACATATGCTTACCAACACGCTCTTGATTAAGAATCTTGGCAACAGTTTTATTCAATGATGCTCTACCTCTACCAAGACCATGAATGTGCTCTCGCTCTATATCACTTTGATGAGTATAAGCAGCCATATTCTGCAACGATGCACCGATAAACGCATCTAGAAGAGATGGATCCTTGAGCATATTTGTAGGTATGAACACAGAATCTGCACGTCTAGAGGAGCTAAACTTATCTGTTGTAACTCCCATTACCCGACTCATGGTGCTCAACAATTGCGCAGCTTGCTCTGTCTTAATAGACTTAGTCCCATAACCGAAGATAAAGTCGCTGTAGTTTGTATAACCTTTGTCCCAGTTGACACTGCGTCGTTTGGGATCATAGTAGGTATAGCCATAGTCGGCATCTCTACCAAACCAATCTCTGAAGTAAGCCATATTGTTTATTCTGTTAAATCATCAAACCAAATCTGATCTGATTTGAATGGTTCAAGAGGTTCATCAGAATGAGTGTAATTGTAGTAGTCAATGGATATTCCGGTATCATTACGTTTAATGATTATGAACATCTTATCTCCTACTGTTACACTCACTGAATCATCTGTTTCATTAAGCTTAGTGAATGTTATCATTAGTTAGCTGCGATAATAGATTTCACCTTAGTACGCTCAGATACACCACTAGAGTCATCAAACAGAGGCATAATAACCTTCATCAAAGCACCGACTGTATCGAAACCATCTTTGATCAGATTAGCTGCAGTCAGTGTATGACGAACTGATACTACATTACTAAGCTCTTGCTCTTTGAATTGATCACGAATAGTTTTACCTACCTTGACAATAGCTTTTGCATTTTTCTCATCAACACCAGTGCGAAGCATTAATACTTTGATCTCAGCGTCTTCTGTTGGATAGCTAAGTTCGATGGGGAAGAAACGATCTAGCAATGCACGGTCGATCTGAGTAGTACCGCTGTATTCTGAACCTAGGTTAGCAGTAGCAAAGAATACACACTGTTCATGCACTGCAATCTTACGATCAGAATCACTGCATGCAATGTCTACAGGCAAATACCTACGCTTGTCAAGACATGGGAATAGGATATTAGAAGCTGAGAGTGGTGCACGATTGAGCTCGTCAAGTAAGGTAATGTTGGGTTGTTGTACATAAGACACAAATGGAGCATACTCGAACGATGAGTGACCTTCTTTGTTAAGACGGTGCACACCGAGCAGAGCTGACTGAGCGTCCTGTACAGTACCCATATCCTGATAGTTCAGTGTTTTTTGCATAGACTCTGCAATCAAACTGATAATCTCGGTCTTACCTGAACCTGTAGGTCCGATCAACAGGGTATTCTCACCACGCAGTACATTACGGATAAGCAAATACCATAGCTCAGGGTCTACATAGAATCCTGTTTTCTCTATGGTAGGACATGGGTGCATCCTGATGATTTGATCACGCAACGTACCAGAGGTATCTGTTTTGTAAGCATTGTATTTAGCCTTCAGATCGATAGTGTATCCATATCCTACAAAGATGTTTACATAAGAAGTAATGGCATCTTCTGTATAGTCAGGACTAGCGATCATCCAGTCTATTAGATAATCAATGTCTGCGTTTGTAGGGGTGTTTTCAGCAGGTAGCACAGACATTGCATAGATATTGTCCTCGAAGAACAGCGGGCGTACAGAACCTTTGATTTCTGAGGATACATCACCCCATGCAATATCAGTCACTGCAAATACAGTACCTACCGGGAATTTAGTAAGTATCTTAAAGTCACCCTTAAGGTTATGATTGTCAACGTCAACCGTAACAGGAGCTGAGTTAGTTTGTCCTTTAACAAATTGAATAGAGAATTGTGCCCCGTTGAGGGACGTTTTAACTAGATACATAATAATTACTCCTTGATTTTAGTGATGAAGTCCGTCAGCATGCGCTCTCTAGCGTAGCTATTGTCTAAATTGATATTAAGCTCTGACATAATAGATTTAATGTCTGCAGTAGCAGGTGTGCTACCCAGCTCATTGATTCTATTCAATGCAGCAGCTCTAACTTCTTCCCTAATAGCTTTCTCTGTGCTTACAGCATCAGCTAACTTGTCATTAATGTACTCGTACGGTACGATTTTCAATAACCGAAATAATCCTTTCATTGTCATGGTTTGAGCTGGTATTCTAGATACTCAATCAAATACTTAGCATAGCTTACTAGCAGCTGTTTGTCATCAAACCAGAAAGTATCTTTTTCTTCCTGTATTGCTTTCTTATACGCTTGCTTAAGATCAAATAACTTATCTAAGTCAAACGCTTTCTTTTCTTCTTTTTCCATGGTTAGTCGGGTATTGTAGACCACAATAGATAAAAACTACGCTCCCCTTGAGCATCACTCACACCTGTGGTATAGGCGTGAGTGACTACTTCATGGAGATCTTTGTAAGAATTCACTTCTTCATACTTGGGACCAAGTAGTGTTGCAAACAATACATCTTCTGCAACCTGGATTGTCTCAGCACTAAGCTGCTCATCAACCACTGGAAAAGATTCTACTATCTCAAGGCTCCCATCTTCAATTTTGAGCAGGTGGATTATTCTCATGGTAATGCTCTTTTAGCAAATGAGTTGCTGCCCGCTTAAAACTACTATCGTCGTAGATAATCTCCCCGACTTCTTGCATAATCTGGTAAGCCATAGGATGCTGCTCAGACACTGATTCCCTAATAAGAATCTCAAGAATCTCTGACTGTTCCATCTCTGGGTGCAGTTGTAACCCGTATTCACTAAGCTCTACTAAATACTTCTTATACGCTCCCATTCGATTATTTGTTTATTACTCGTTCAACTACAGTGAATCGCGCTGG